GTCGCCTTTACTGGTAAGATTGTCGGAACTGATGAAGAGATCATCAATGGTGATCGAGTTCATCGCAACCTTGTAGGATATTTGAGCCATGATGGCACCACAGGTTTCGGTTGCTGCTTCACTGATGTCCGGGTTGTTTGCCAAAATACCCTGGGCTGGGCGCTTAATGGAGCCAAGAAGGAGGGCAAGATCAAGCAAATTTCACACACCAAGATCGGTGTCAGTATGTATGATAATCTCCTTCAATCTATTGATGTTGCTCGTCGGACTTTCAAGGAAGATACTAATGACTATCGCCGTATGCAGGAAACTCCTATGGAGTTCGATGCTTACAAGGCATGGTTGACCCATCTTTACAACTGCAAACCAACTCTTGCCGAGGATGGTTCAGTCATTGATGCCGACATTGCCAACAACAAAGTCAAATTTAACCGACTTGCCCATGCTTGGGTCGGAGGTTATGGCACTGGTATTGAGGGAGTATCTGGCACTGCCTGGGGCGCATACAATGCAGTCACTGAGGTGGAAACCAGCTTAAGAGATTCCTCAGACAGCCGCAACTTTATGACACCTAATGGTTACTACACCCGCAAGGTTGTTCAGAAAGCCAAGGATTCAATTCTGGAACTTTGCACAGCTTGATCCACTACAATCAACAATTGTCTAAGGGGTCGATCTGACCCCTTTTTTTTGGTCTATAAACCGATTGTCTGTTTTTTCCATTGCTTTTGCAGCATGAGCTATGCATCATGAAGCAACTTAATTTAAAAAAAACAAAGTTCGACAGCTGGAAAGCAAGGCCACCACTGGAGTCTTATTGAGGAGCATCCTCAACACCTGACCCAGATATCAGGTCAGACTTTATTTTACCCAACTTAAATCAGTGAAAAAATCTTAATTATCGGTGTCTCCGTGCGGACTACACGGTTTATCAACTTGCCATATATTTAAAGAGTGGAAGACAACAGATCTTCCACTTTTCACTTCACTACTCACCCGATTCAATGGACAGCAAAAAAATCCAATCTTGGATGACCCTTATGATCCGATCTGAGATTCATTCTCAGTTAACGGATATGCCTGAAGCTGAACGTCCGATCAACATCAACAATCCAGGTGATGACCCGAACTTTCATGCATTGGTTAACCGCATCAAGCAGGAAATGGAAGTCCACCTAGTGAATAAAGTTGATCACTATTTGTCCGAGGGCTTCTGAGCCCTCTTTTTTCCACCTCACTACTTTCTACAATGCCGTATTTACCTGATCTCAACCCCCCGAAACCTCTTGATCCAGGTGCCCGACTTTTGTATGCAACTAGGCTCCGAAAAGCATTGGAGGAGCTAATGACCGACACAGAGCATGACCACTACGAATGCTTGTTTGAGCACTTCTCCGACTTTCAGAATGACTTGCTCATCGATCTTCAAAGATCAGTCCCACCCTTAGATCCATCAAACCTCCATGACTAAACCGTTTCATGAGCAAACTGCTGATGAATTAATCGGCAAACTTGCTGAGCTTAAATTGGAATGTAACTGCCTTAAAGACGACTATGATGTTCTTTGTTCTCAAATACGCCGAAAGTTTGACGCTGAGCATGAATATTTAAATCTTAAGATCTCACAGTGTCAAGCCGCACTTTCTAAGTTCACAAACAACTAAAAATCCAACTAACAGCCCTGGGGTAAAATCCAGGGATTTTTTTTGGCTTGACATCAGGTCAGCCATATGTCCACCATGGACCTTTGGGAAGCAAGGCCACCACTGCAGTCCCAAGCTCGATCATGTGTTTTTTCTATAAAAAGCTCCTGGATGAGCTATGCATCATGAAGCTTGCCACTATGAAAAAAATGAGTTATCGTTTTTTTAGTTTAATTAACTATGCATGACCGCTAGTCAGCCCAACAATATAACCGATCTAATTGCTGATCCAAACAACGCCAGAAAACGTACTGCACAATCCAGGGCGCTAATTCAAGAATCGCTCAAGTCTTTTGGCGCCGCTCGATCCATTGTCATTGACGAGTCGAATACAATTTTGGCCGGCAACGGCACAGTTGAAGCCGCAGCCGCTCAAGGCATTAACCGTGTCCGCGTTATCGAAACCGATGGCGATGAAATTATTGCCGTAAAACGGTCTGGTTTGTCCGATTCAGATAAAGTCGGTCTCGCCTTGGCAGATAACCGTACATCAGACTTGGCCGAGTGGGATGCACAAATGCTACAATCACTCGCAGCCGAACATGATGTTGCACCATGGTTTTCGGAGGATGATATCAATCAGCTTCTCGCCAAAGAGAATGAATTTGACCCTGATGATCCCACTGAAGACCAGTCAGATAAAATCGACGCAGTTTTTCAAATCATTGTAAATTGCCGCAATGAAGAGGAACAGACTGCGACTTTGGACTACCTTTTGAGTCAAGGTCTCGACTGTAAAGCCATGAATGCATGATTTATGCCGAAAATTAATTTTGAAAAAACATCCGAAATACAGCGCACTGCAAGAGTCGCACAACTTGAGGGATTATTCGACATTGCACCCAACCCTAAATCGGTTGTCAGTTTCAATGCTGACATACCAATTGAGGATTTTGACTGGAATGTCGGTGTAATTGTAGGCCCATCCGGTTCAGGTAAAACTTCGATCGCTAATCAACTGTTTGGCGATCGATTTAATCCTGAATGGACTTGGAATCAAAATAAATCGATTGTGGATTCTTTCCCAAAGTCCATGTCGATCAAAGAAATCACCGGACTTTTGTCATCGGTTGGTTTTTCATCGCCACCTAATTGGTTGCGACCGCATCATGTATTATCGAATGGCGAACAATTTCGTGTAAACATCGCACGCGGGTTAGCCGAATCACCAGATTTGCTAGTCGTTGATGAGTTTACATCCGTTGTCGATCGTACAGTGGCACAAATTGGCAGTGCGGCCATTGCTAAAGCGGTCCGTAAACGCAATCAAAAATTTGTAGCGGTTGCATGTCATTATGACATTCTCGATTGGCTACAACCGGACTGGGTGTTTGATCCCTCTACCTCCCGCTTTGCGCGGGACTGTCTTCAACGACCCCAAATTACTATTGACGTTCAACCCGTATCGGGCAAAAAATATTGGCCGCTCTTTAGCAAATTTCACTATTTGAATCACGATATTCATAATGGTGCAAAAGCATTCTGCGGTTTTTACAATGGTCGCCCCGTTGCATTTACTGCAGTTCTAACCATGCCGTGTCCACAAGGCACGCGATGGAAAGAGCATAGAACCGTATGCCATCCAGATTTTCAAGGAGTCGGCATTGGTAATGCAATGTCAAACTTTATCGCTTCTTGTTTTCATGGAATAAAAGGTAGATATTACTTATCAGTAACGGCCAATCCAGCCATGGTTGCTTATCGCGCTAAATCACCACTTTGGAATATGACACGAAAACCGCAAAATAATTGCGATCAACGCCAACGCCGCCACACACAAGCAAAAACACAAGCGATGACACAATGGAGAAAAGCTTTGACTACCGATAGAATTACAGCAAGTTTTCGTTATTGTGGACCGCGTAATCCAGTAGCAGCAACCGCCCTGGGGATTAAGTAATGCCAAGACGAACTGATGGTAAACAAAACGCTCCTCGCGCTTCAGCCGCTGAAAAACAATATCGCATCAATCGCCTGTTCAACTTGATTCGCAATGGCGGCACAAGAACTGATTGCGTGCGATTTGCGGCACAAACTTGGAATCTCAGTGCGTCTACGACTGATAAGTTGCTAGTTGAAGTAAGAAAGCAGCTAAAACGAGATTTTGAGATTGATCGGGAGCAATTTGCTGCTGAACTTATGCAACAAGCGGCAAGTGTTCAAATGGAAGCGCGTCGAACTAATAATTTAAATGTGGCACTAGGCGCAATTAATACTCTCGCCAGGTTGGCGCAACTTGAATAATGGCACATATATTGGCAGGTCGATCAAGGGGTTGTATTTTATCAATGCCTTTGCCTGCACTTGACCCTAATTATGACTTCTCAGAATTACCGCTAAAACTATATGATAGTTTAACCGTTCCACAGAAGTCAGTTTATGATGCAACAAGTCGATTTAAGCTTTTATGCTCTGGTCGGCGTTTTGGGAAAACATATCTATGCATTACTCGTCTTATAAATTGGGCGATAGAGAAGCCAGGCAGTTTGAATTGGTATGTTACGGCTAATTATCGCATGGCAAAACAAATTGCTTGGCGGCAATTGCGGAAAATGGTGCCAACAGAAGTTTTTCTATCGAAAAATGAGGCTGAATTAACTATTGAACTTAAAAACGGTTCAATTTTGGCATTAAAAGGTGCCGACAATCCAGATAGTTTGCGCGGCGTAAGTTTGTCAGCTTTGGTAATTGATGAGGCGGCATATGTACGGCAAGATGCTTGGGAAATGGTGCTACGTCCAGCATTGTCAGATCAAACTGGACCCGCATGGTTTATTACAACGCCAGCCGGCTTGAATTGGTTTCATGATTTATGGCAGCAAGCCGATGAACTGTCTGACTGGTCAACTTTTTCCTATACAACAATTGAAGGCGGACAAGTTTCTAAGTCTGAAGTTGAGGCGGCAAGAAACACATTAGATGAGAGAACATTTCGCCAAGAATACTTGGCTAATTTTGAAACCCTATCGGGCCGTGTTTACCCTGGATTCTCAGATGACAATATATCAACCGATGTCAAAGACACTGGTGGCACTATTTATTGGGGCACTGACTTCAATGTCAGCATCATGGCCGGAGTTATTGGCAGTCGTGTTGGCGACACACTACATATTTGGGATGAAGTTGCCGTTAAACAATCAAATACAGATGAAGTATGCAAGATGCTGCGCGAAAAATATCCTAATCGTAAAGTTGTTGCTTATCCAGATCCAACTGGTTCAGCGCGTAAAACCTCTGCGGCTGGCCGCACAGATCATGACATCATTAGACGCTATGGCTTTGGCTGCATTAGTCCAAAAGCCCCTTGGCCCGTTAAAGATAAGATAAACGCGACAAATTGGATGATTCGCACTGCTAATGATAAGATAAAATTATTTGTTCATCCGAGATGCAAGAACACAATAAAAGCATTGAAAAACGTAACTTACAAGCAAGGTGCCGAAGATTATGTAATTGACAAATCGGCCAACATTGAACACTGGACAGATGGCTTAGGATACTTGATCCTGGCAGAATACAATCCACTTTATGAACGAGTCGGTCAAGGCACTGGAATCAGGATCTACTAGACAATTCGGCTTAGCGGATGTATCTTAAATGTGTCCACTCCTTTTCATGCGACATGCTTCAAGGCACTGAGCTTATTGCAAAAATCAAATCAATGGCTGATGTTTCACGATCTGAACTGGTTCGTGAATGCGGCTATATTTCCACCATTAATGGCAAAGAACGACTGAACTACACTAGTTTTTATGAAGCACTGCTCAATGCCAAAGGTGTTGACCTGAAGCCGAAAAAACGCATGGGCCGTAAACTTACGCACAAAACCAAGGTCCAATCTGATGGCAAAGTAATTGTCGGCAGTGCTTACATTGAGAACATGAATCTTGACCCCGGCACCGTTTTTGACATTGAGGTAGGGCGTACCAAGGTTGTTTTGACTGCTGCTGCAGCGGACTAAACTATAGTCATCGACTTGCGGGACTAAAGCGTGTACTCTGGTTTTTCACACTATGACCGGCAGCTTTTTGCTAAGGTCTCGCAAGTTAATGATCCCAGCTCGGGGTGGATTAATCAAGAACCACACTGGATGCTGATTGAAGATTTAATTGGCGGCACATATGAAGTTCGTCGTCGGCATCGCCGGTATCTTTCGCAAGAACCAAGGGAGCAAGATGTCAGCTATGACAGGAGGCTAAGCACTTCAATC